CAATATCTTTTAAATCATCATTGACAGAAGTCAAAGCCCATATACCTATGCCACCTGAAACTGTATAAGCCCCACGATAAATATCCACATAATGAGTAAAATCAGAAGTAGTATCAAAATAATCAGCAGCTCCCATGTCCCTGAGTTTATAACAGTCCTCATCTCTGTCGAGGGCGGTAATTGTAATCGTATTCCCATCGGTTACGACCATACGCCCTGCGGCATCAACCTTATCCTCCCAACACGGCTTGCTCCAGTCCATGTATTCTTGCTTAATGGTTACGGCGGGGTGGTTGCCTGTTACGGTTATGCTTTCGGCACTTCCGGTATGTGTAGCATAATCGGCTTCGTTCCAATCATCGGCAGTTACTTCCTTAATTGTAACGTCATCAATATTACCATCAAAAGTGCTGTGAAAAGCCTGAACTCCTGCAAAAGTATCAGTCGAAAGCGCCGTTACATACTGTGTGTGGGTTGTATTTGTAGAAACTAAATCCCCTACCCCACCAAGTTGTACAAATAGCATCCTCATAGACTACCTGTGAGCCAACGCCGGCTAGTTTTACAGCTTTATTAGTAAGCGCTCCCGCACCATCAACACCAACACACCATCCGATTCCTTCTACCCAATTAGTAAAATCAGTCTTTTGGGCGCAGTTTCCTCCGGTGGTTTCAGCGGCCCCGTAACCGCTCGTGTCGAGGCTTGCCCCGCCGTAGGTAACCGCCAACTCAAACGTGTCCCCGGCATTGTTTTGAAGTTGCCAGTACTCCGTATTCAACTCGGTCATCTCAGTCAAACCGGAGAAGTATATGATGTCACCATCAGCGTATCCATGACCAGCGTCAAAGGTTACAACTCCAGGATTCGCCTTGGTTATTCCCGCAACGCCCTTAGCCGCCGCTACACTTACGGCCTCAAAGGATCCATCCGTAACAAGCTCATCTCCAAGAGTCGTATTAGCGAAAGCTCCATCCACAACTACGTCAGAATCCAGTGTCGTACCTGCCATTCCGCCATCCACCACCTGATCCGAGCCAAGCGTTACGAGATCGTTGTCGATGTAGGATGAGGGGAACTTCTTGTTGTATTCCAGTTGGGCGCAGTCATAGGTTACGCTTCCCCCGCTTAGAGTACCAACCCATGTGTCAGAGGCGTCATTATTAGCATGAGGATATATAGCTACTCTTGCTTTAGGATTGCTTCCGCTGTCAGTCCCAGTTACCCACACTCTCCACCAGTCGCCACCGGTGTCAATAACCCCAGCGTTTCTATTTCCTGCGTTGTTTCCGCTATATGCAGTTACTTCTCCGGTATTTGTATTAATAGCATAAAGACAGTACTTTTGTGTGCCTCCTTGAAAATAAATCCCAAACCCTGGAAAAGTTGTTGCCCCTGTGGTTTTTAAAACGTAGACTGAAAAGCAAAAAGGACTTTGATCTGTAGTGCCTTTGTTGGCACTATTATACCACATTAGATAATAGTGTACAGCTCCATCATTATCAGTTGCAACTGTCGCCTTATTTGCACCACCATCTACTCCTATAGCTGTCTGGTCTGCGGAGCCTGTTCCACTCTCTATAAAATAAGTACTCCCATTATCCATGTTACGTGAATCAAGCAGTAGATTCTCGCCCTGCGGTTCAAGCCTTAATGCCTTACGGCCTTCAACCGTTTCAAATATCGGATTACTGGCCTCAAACTGCATCACGCCATCATCGTCGATGTAGCTCCGCTCGGCTTGACCAGTATACGAAAACGTCGCGGCAGTTCTACTACCATACGCAATCTGCATCCGCTCAGCAATGACTTTGTCAAAGGGATTTTGCGGGCTAATGCCCCCAGCACGAATACGGGTCACACCCGTCTGAAATTGCTCGTACGCCGCATCGTCGAACGTGTAAACATAGGCATTGTTGCCATACGCTGGCCTATTCGTTATAATAGTTCCGAACATCTCTCCTCCTATGGTTAATTATTAACCAAAGGTTAATTTGTTGCGTAAAACGGAGTTACCATCAAAACGCCATTAGAGCCGTTTGTCTCATTGATATAACGCAACGAACGGACATTCGCGGCGTTTGAGATAAAAAGACTCGCGCCAACAGCCAGCACATGACCAACCTCAACACCTGCACCCTGTGCAGCGTCAGCAGCAAAAGCGATCCTGACATCGTTATCCTCGCACGTGATAAGCACGGCTTGGATGACCCTCTTGGTCGTTGTGCTGACCATTGTCAGCCCACCGTCATCGATTAAGTTATTCGATGTATCATCTGCTGCAATCCTGGTCGTTATTCCGGCCACTCCCATTATGGTCTCAGCCATCATGTTCATTACTTACCTCCTCGACAGTCTCACTGTCAATGACTTCGGCTTCTTGGACAAGATCCTTGGCCAGTCTAGCCCGCCGTTTAATCTCCTCGATATCTTTACTCGTAAGTGTCATACTTACGCTTTCACTCTGGACTTTATGCGGTACACCATGTCCGACACGGGCCAGCATATTATTAGCTTCGCGAGCGCGAAGGGAGATGCTCGCAGTACGTCCATCATTATCTCCCCGAATAATATCCTTCAGCAGCTCCATAGCTTCCGGCACAATCTCCTTAATTTCCTTCGAAATATCCACCGTATCAGCATCTCGCGCCGCTTGCAGCACAGCTACATGCTCTTGCACGACTGGCGAATTTCGGACGTTACTAACCGTCTGGGAAGTTATCCCAAGCTTATCGGCAATTTCTACGTTCTTCCACCCAAGCATGATCATCCGAGCTATCTCGTGATGCAGATCCCACATCTTCGAGACTACCCAGTGCTGTCGCTCGGGCGACTTTCGCAAATCTTTGCCACGATTTTCATCGTAGTACTTCTGCTGCGGGATCACCCGTGACCTCCTTTCAAAGCTTCGCTTAAAAAAGCCCTTTAATCTTTACGTTCCGCAGAACAATCGAATCAGCGATCAGAACAAATCCTCTACGCCGCCCGTTGCCGGTTTCGGGGGTGGCGTAAAATCGAACTGACCGACCAACAATAAAGGGTCGGATTCGTTCCCCTGATCATCCACAGACGTAACCCAGATGTTATAATTAACATCTTGTTCAAACTGCTCAGCAGGAAGATCTACTGGCACAATAATCTCCGTAGTTTCTTTCGAAACTTCTTTGACATTCGGCAGGTCGTAACTGAAGTCCGCCGGAGCTTTCGCCCAATAAACCTTATAGCCGACAAGGTCGCTTGCAGCGACAGCTTCCCACCATATTCTTTTACTTTGCACTACTCTTGGCATCTGAAAGTTCCTTTCATCGTCTTCGACGACTTGTCTGTTTTGGCGAGCAAGCTCGCTGGTTAATAGATTCCTGTTTTACGGCTCTTGCGAGCTGCCGCATCTTCAGCATCAAGAAAGTCAGCAAAATCTTTGCGGTTAAATCCCATCTTTGTCGGGACTTTCGGTTTCGGCTTAGCTGCTGGCGCAGCAGGCTTTGGTGCCGGTTTCTTTGATACCGGAATATATCCACCACTCTGGCCGACAATCTTACCTCTAACTACGTTTCTCTTAGCCATTGCTCCCTCCTTAGATAATTTTCATCGTTAACAGGGTCGATGGTAGCTTGCACTTTGCCCCGCCGGATCGTGCGCCAGATTCTACTAGTAGCCATCGTCTTCGCTTCCCTGCTAACGTGGTTGAAACGACGTCGTAGCAAATCTTGCGAGTGTGCACGTGACTGCCTCGCAAATCAAAGATTTGCTAATCAACCCCACCACCACTCGGCGGAGGTATCTCAAAAAAGACTCTCCATCCTCTCGGAATCCCATCAACACTGGCATGCTCAGGATCAATACTCGTTACCCACTCTGAGGTTAGTACCTCACCTACGTTCGCCCAAGGCAACCCGTCGTCTGGATTAACACCACTAACAACCTTCAAGTGTCTCCCATGAACGACAAAAAAGCCACCTCGTGGTCTTTCGATCACAGCTTGATCTCCGGTGACTTCTATAGGGTCATAGATATGACGAGAGCCGCTTGAACTTACCCACTCCATCTTCAACTCTGTCGAGGTAGCAATAGGATCATGGTCCCAAGCGACAGTTATTGGCCCAGAGGTAACATAGAGAGCCTCTAACCAAACAGCTGTTAGTAGGGCTAACACGGTAATAAGTATGTTTTGCAAGCACTTCATGATAGTATTCCTCCCCATTATATATGTTCTTTATATCATATTTTTCATTAGTTGTAAAGTGATCTTTAACTTCCCATGTCATTTTAGTCCGTTGTCACCAAACCCATAGAAGAATGCCCAACTTTGTTTAAAAATTAACCATAGGTGGTGATTGCTGCGAAGCGGTGTCCATTGGTGTCCGTGTTTGTTGGTAGGTTTAGGAGGGGTGACTGTTTGGGTGGTTTTGAGGTCGATCTCCCCCTTCGACCACCTTCTTAGGGGTGGGTCTCATAATTTGGCAAAATAGGCTCGATTTGACAAATTCGTGAGTTATGATATGATGAAATCAAAAACGCTCGGAAAGGAGGTGATCTATAAAAGTAATCTTGCTCTTTGACAACTAGACGACTGTTCCTAGTCAAGCCCACTAGTCTTGCCTAGAAGGGAAGGTGAACTATGCCGAGTATAGACAAGACAATTAGGTGGGAAGGGTTAGAAGCAAACTTCACAATGGAAGTTAGTGTAGGTGATTCGCCAAACACTACTACTACCTACGTCATCGAAGTGACGATGGATTGTGACGTCGATTTCAAGAAATATCGAGACTACCTCGTAGGTGGACAATCTGCAAGGGTTGCGATGCAGGCCACTATGCGAACGCTCGATAAGTCAACCCTAGAACGACTAGAACAAGAAGGCCTGCGGATTCGTGTTAGCGACATTAAAAACCGCGATGCGTATCTGACTGATGAGGACAAGCTCAATACCCTGGCTGAGTTCCTCAAGGGCCTCGACCCTGAATTGCGCAAAGCCGCACTTGCCAAACTAAACGACTAAACTATAGGTGGCTAGTGGGTTTGACTAGGGGCAGTTGTCACAATATCAACCAACGAGAGGAGAGAACTATGTCTAATCGTATCGCTGAGTTAGACCTCAGAATCTCTGTCCTAATGCCGAAGTATCGCCAAGCACGGCGAGTCTTAGCAAGACTGGACATCGAGCTTGCGGGTCTAATCAAAGAAAAGCTCGACCTGCAACGACAGATAACATCTGTTAAAAGAATCTCTGCGGGTGTTAGTGGCAAACGTGGCTATCATAACCCGATGGAGCTATTAGATAGCTTAACCAACGAGCAAAAAACTCTTTTGAAATCATTACTATAAATCGAATAGATCGCTTGACAACTCAGTGTTATTTTGTTATAATGTTATAATGTTATCTGGGGTGCCCTTTTACCCAACCCAACTAATTGATTTTTTCGAGGTAAGGGTAGAAAAAAAAAAAGAAAAAAATAAAAGAACAAATAAAACCTCTTC